ACCGTGGGCGAGCGGGGTCTTTGGCGTTTTTAGTGGGTCCCATAATAACAGTGGACTCTTAATGGGCCTTCTGTAGCAAATGGACTTTTAAATGAATTGGGCTTGGACCAGTAGATTCGAGACTGGGCCTATGTATTATAAATAAATAATGTACTCATAAAAAACGGTCATTTATCAGATAGCTATATACATTCACACACACACACATAGTACAAACATCATATCATCAAAACCTGATATCACTACAGGAGCTTCAGTCATGATTAACATATCTATTAGTTCCGTCATGTCCTCATGCTTGAACTCATCAAACATGGTGTCGCGATACATGATAGTCAGTATATTCCTAATCCCCTCTTCTAAATTATTGAAGTCGAAAGGAGGAATAAGTCCATTATGTCCGTATGGAATCACGAATTTCCTCTTCACAAGAGCTGGAGATCTTGTGGATGTTAGCTGAATGTGCACTTTAATAGAATCATCACCTTTCAACCTGACATTGATAATAAACATCAAACCATTCCGATTCACATACTTTATTGTCATATTTGATTTGATTTTGTTAATCTCATTTCATCATTATATAATGATAGGAAAAACAATATATGATTCATAATAACACACGTAGTTCATTCACAACCACATTTCTATATTTCAGTATATATTTGATAGTAACACCACTATCAAATATCGATAAATAAGAAAAGAAACATGAGTGAAGACAATTAGCCCAATAATTGTCTGTAACCAAAAGAATGTACTGTATATATACTCGTATATGTACAGGTTAAAAAAAAGGAAATAAATAACACTACACCTACCAAACATTATTGAGAAAACATGGCCCCGCAGGGGAACTGAAGCCGAACAAGAAACACTGGACTAAAGCATCAGAAACATACGAAATGCATACGTGTGGCTGCACGTGTGAATGAGGATATAGAAAAAAAAAAGAAAAACTAAATAAATCGTTCCGAAAGGACCGATATGCAAATAAGGAAATATAAAAGGTACCGGAATAAAATAATTGGAACTTTCATGGAAATTACAATTATGCCATTTGGTACTCAAGTATATATTGAGTACCATTCATTCGGTACCAATCGGTGTACATGAGAGAGAAATAAAACCCGGATTCCTAAAATACCCTTAATTATGTGTCTGGAAGGCGCGTGGTAGTGCGCTGAAAAAGTTGACCTTCTCTCTCCAAAGTTCATCGGAACTACCAAACTGGCTTATTCCGGTGTCAATTTTCGATTTTCGACACGCGCGCGGTGTGTACCCCTGGGAGGGTAGAAAACCTCTACGCTACGCAGCAGCCTTAGCTACGCCGGAGCTTAGCTCGTCCACGTTCTAATATT